TACTTTAGCATTAAAGAATATAGAAGCAAGTTTAAATAATACATTAGTTGAATTATCAGAAAAAATTAAAGCAAGTTTTGATAGTGGAGATGCTAGTATCGAGGATTTAACAAACAAATTAACACAGGCTAATAACACTATAGGTCAGTTAAATTCTAAATATAAAGTAGCTAGTGGTAGTAGTGTTGTTAATAGTTGTGTTAATAAATATGGGTTTTATCATGGAAGCGATTATCTATTCCTATTTCCTGGAGCCATTCAAATTAACGGACTTAATTTTGTTCCTAATATATTTTTTACTACTTTTGAATTAATTGATAGCGGTTATTTTCGTAAATTTTTTGTTTTTGCTTGTCGTGGTATTTTCACTCAGGATTTTGTAATTACTGCACATTATCACCGCTTAGAAACATATTTAAAAGATTTTAAAGTTGAAGGCGAAGTTCTTAAATTAAATGAACGTGATGTTTATATGGATAATAGAGGCATACAACTTCCTTGCCAAAGACAAGGTTCTTCTTTTAAGTGGCAAGCTATAAAATTTATTTAATAAATGAGGTGATAAAGTGAACAGAGCAAATAGAATTATATGTGACCAAACAGGCAAAATACTCTTGCAAACAGGAGAAGCAACAGGAGATATATTGCAACATGATACAATAACTGAATTACATTGTATTGATGTTGAGTATGGAAGTATAGACTATACTAAAAATAGAATTATTGGTATAAACATAGAAACTAAACAACCTATCTTGGAAGAAATACCAGTCTTTATAACAGAAGAAGAAAAGAGAATACAAGAGTTAGAAAATCAAATTTTATTAAATGAAAATGAAAAAGTAGGAGGAATTTTATAATGAATATAAATAATATTGTGGTAAGAATATTAGCAGAGAGGATTTTAAATGGAGGATTGAATCCTTTAAAAAATAGACCTTTTGAATTAGATGATGTAACTAACGAGGATTATAGAAAAGCAGTAGAGGATTGTATAATTAAAGAAAGTGGAGTAGTAGAAAGAGTAGAAACTACAAAATAGGGGTTTTGTGAAGAGAGGTGTTTTAATTTGATATATAAAGATTTACTTAAAAAGGTCAATGATATAGAAAATCTCAAGGAGGTTGACAATATAAAATGTAGTACTGATACAGGAGAATATACTATAGAAAATAGTAAAAAGGGCTATTTAACTAATTTTAATGTAGAAGGAAAGACATTAATTGATTTATGGGGAAAAACTAGTTCAGATTTTTCTTTATGGAAAGCAACTTTTGTGGATGGAAAAATAAATATACTAACAGAAAATGATATAAGATATTCTAATTTTTTTACAATCAATTACACTTCATATAAACCAGATACCATATATACAATCATAGTTGATGTTGATAAAAACACTTTACCGAGTACAAGTGGAATATATATTCATAGCTTAGGCGAAGAAAATTCAGTATTTATTCCTAATCTGACAAATATAGCTATACCAGGAGGAGTAATTGGTAAATTTAAATATACATTTACAACAATATCAGACTTAAATGATTGTAATGTTGTTTTAAGGAGTGTTTTAGATAACGATACACTTACATCTGGTTATGAAATAAGTTTGAAAATTACCATATTAGAAGGAGATTATACAGATATTAATATAGATTACTCTAATGAACTATTAAGTGTTGGGCAAAGAGATAAAATAGAATTTTTAAGTTATCAATATAGTGGAATTAATATCTTTAATAAGAATGCCGATTTTAAAGATAATTATATTTTACAATATCTTAGTGGAGAGGAACTTATTTCTGAAGCTAGTAATCATAAATATACCCTAGACTATATAGAAATAGAACCAGATACAGAGTATACTTTTTATAATTGCAGTAGAAATATTTGTTGGTATGATATAAATAAAAATTTTATACCAGCATCATTAAACGAAAGAATAATAGGAGATAAAGATATTTTTTATATTGCTAGAAGCCCTAAAAATGCAAAGTATCTAAGAGTTACTATAATAAAAGATTTACATGATAATGGGAATAAAACAATTATAACTAAAGGAAATAAATATGATAAAAAGACAATTCCATATACATTAAGAAGTTTACCAAATGGAGTAAAAGATGAAATAGTTTATAAAAATGATAAATATTACTTAATAAAAAGATGTGAGGAACATACTTATACTGATATTGGAAATCTTAATTTATCACATGTATATGATAATACTCTGCAATTTATGGGAACATTAACTCCTCAAGCTGTTGTAGATAGTTTAGACACAGCATATGTTTTATGTAATAATTTAAATGGGAAAAGTAGAAATGATTTTAACAATAATGACATAGAGGGATGCTCAACTACTGGTAGTGGTGATATAGCATTTAAAATATTAAAAAGTAAACTTACTACACAAGATGGAAATGGGTTTAGTGAATGGATAAAAAATAATCCAATAACTATCATCTATCAACTTTCAAAACCACAAGAAATTGAATTAACATCACTAAATTTAGAACAATATAATAATCAAACTAAATTTATTTGCAACACAGGTATTGTGATACCAGACATTAGTTTTGAAAGTACACAAAATTTAGGAAGTCATATAGAAGTTATCAGAAATAATATAAAAAATTACAATGTTAGAACTGATTTTCCATTTTCAATAAACTTTCTTAATGGGTGGCAGCCATATCTTGGATATGCTAGTTCTGTTGGAAACTATTGCACAAATAATAACTTTGTAACAATTAATGCAACTATTAATGGAGGTATTACAACGGCAGGTACTATCATTGGAAAGATACCTTCAAAATATGCACCTCGTAAAGGCATAATAGTAATATTTCAAACAACAGATGGAAAGTATTATAACGGAATCATCCGTACAAATGGAGAAATTGAGATATATTATAATGATATAACTTATCGTAGTTGGTTGTATTTATATGTAAACTATTTAATTTAGAAAGGAAAAATAAGATGGATATAGAAAAGAAAATAGAAATTTTAATAGAATATGGATTTGAGAATGATTTAAATAATATAGATAATTACTTTATTGCAGAGGGTAAAAAAATATTTACTCCAGTGATAAAAAACGGAGAGCTAATTAAAACAGGAGAACAGGTTTATAATGAGTGGATAGAATTACAAAATAATCCACCTAAACCAAGCATAGAGGAAATAAATGCGGATAAAATTACAATTTTAATAGAAAATCAAAAGCAGCAAGATAGTTTATTAGTAGATAATGCTTATAGAATTGCTATGTTAGAACTTAACACAAATAACGTGTTATAAAATTATAAAAAATGGAGGGAACAACATGTATAATATTTTAAAAAGAATGATTGAACAAAAGAATTATGAAACTAGAGAAGAATTGCAAACTAAGTTAGATGTATTTTACGCTATGAACAGGATAAAGGAAAGTGAATACACAGAGTTAACAAATTTATTAAATAAAGAAGATACACTAGTAGAACCTATTATCTAAAGTATAAAGGTTCTTTTTTTATGTCAATTTTAGAGGATTGATTAATTTCAATTCTCTTTTAATTAAAAGGAGTGGTAATTTTGAATATAAAAACATTAACAATTCATGCAGGACATAATCCAGATAATAAGATAGGTTCTGGAGCAATAGGAAATATAAAGGAATCTACAGAAGCAAGAAATGTACTAAAAGAGTTATTACCTTTAGCTCAAAAGGAATGTAAAGTTTATGACTGTACTTGTAACAATGGAACTTCTCAAAGTGATATATTGAATAAAATTATAGCTAAATGTAATTCATATAATACTGATCTAAATGTAAGTATCCATTTCAACAGTGGTGGTGGTCGAGGAGTAGAAGTTTTAGTTTATAATTTAAATGACAAAGAAACTGTTGAAATAGCATCAAGAATATGTAAAAAAATAACTGAAACTTATCATGCAAAAGGTGATAAAGATTTTAAAAATCGTGGAGTTAAAGAAAAGAAAACTCTAGCATTTTTAAGAAGAACGAAGGCAAAGTCAATTTTAGTTGAGTGCTGTTTTGTAGACACATCTGACACTAAAAAATATAATGCTAAAGATATGGCTATAGATATTTATGAAGGAATATTTAATAAGTCTGTAGCTGGTAAACCACAAGATAACAAAGTGAAATATGCAATAGTTTATGAGGGTGATGTAGATAAAGTTATAGCCCAATTAATGGCCATGAATTATAAGACTAATGAAGTCTCTGTGTGTGATTTGAAAAATTATGTTCCTGGACATTGTGAAAACCTATATGTGATTGGTGGAGCATCCAGTAAAATTAAAACTAGCGAGAGATTCACTAAGTTACAGGGCGATGATAGATGGGCTACACTTCATAAAGTGTTAGATTTTATAGGCAAGTAGGAGGTAATGAATTGAATATATTAGATAAATCAACAGCTACATTAGAACAAGTCTTTTCGTATTTAGACACATTAAAAAATAACTCTAATCCACCACATTTTTTATGCAGAGCTATAGTACCAATTATATATAAAGAAGCAGAGAAAAAAGGTGTAAATCCAGTTATTGCAATTGCTCAAGCATTTGTAGAAACTGGATATTTTAATTTTGGTAGAGTTTTAAATCCTTCTTATTGCAATGTGTGTGGTCTTAAAGGAAATAAAGGTGGAGGAGATTTAGACCCAACAGCTCATACAAGATTTAATTTTTGGGAGGATGGAGTATCAGCATTTATTGACCATCTAGCATTATATGCTGGAGCTAAGGGATATCCAAAATATAGTGAATTAGTTGGTAAAGTTGAATATAAAGTAAATGGAACTACATTAGACCCTAGACATTTTCCATATTTACATGGAGAAGCTAAAACAGTAGAAAGTTTATCAGGCAAATGGTGTCCAGATATGAATTATGGCCAAAACATAATAAATATATGTAATAAGATAAGTTCAATGAAGGTAGAAAACAATGATGTAAAATTAGAGCAAATAAAAACTAAAGTAAAAGAATTAAATGAGATTCTTGGATAGGAGGAAATCACATGGATATAATGCAATTTATACCTGAAAATTTAATAATGTTAATAGGTGGGCTTTACATATTAGGAACATTTATAAAAGAATCTAATATTAAAAATAAATACATACCTTTTATATTGTTAGTTATAGCAATGATAAGTAGTTGTTTGTTTATGAAAGAGCTGTCAATAGAAGCTGTTTTTGAAGGTATTTTATGTTGGGGGGCATCTATAGGAATAAATCAAATACAAGTACAGAACAGAAAGGAAAAGTAGATGTTATCTAAAGAAATGGTTGAATTATTAAGTCAGTATGGGTATACAGCCATACTTTTAATGGTATTGATGTTATGGCTTGGAAAATATTTAGAGAAAAATAGACAACTAGAGCAAGATGATAGAAAAAAAGAAAGAGCTTATTTTTCAAGAGAAATTAAAGAGCAGAGAACTTTATTTGGTAATACAATAGACAAGTTTGATGATAAATTAGATAAATTTGCTGAAGCATTAAATACTAATAACAGTAGACTGGAAAGAGTTGAAACAGACATAACAAAAATTAAAGATAAATTAGAGACTAGAGATTAATTTCTCTAGTCTTTTTTATAAGGAAGTGAAGTATTTGGCAACATTTGAAAAAAGAAGTAAAAGAATTAAGATAGAAGGCAACATAAATAAAAATAATGAAAAGTTAATTAAAGGATTTCTTCAAGCTAAGAAAATAGCTGGTTTAAGTGAAAAAACTATATATGTATATAAATGTGACCTATATACTTGGGCTAAATATCTGCATGATGAAATGGAGGATTTATTAATCGAAGATTGTACTGAAGACGATATAATGGAATATATTTCATTTAGGATGGAGGACAATCATGTTAATAGAATAAAAGTAATATTTTCAGGCATTTCATCTCTATATGACCATCTTAGAAGGAAGAGAATTGTTACAGAGAATCCAGTATCTCTAATCGAAAGACCTAAAAAGGGGTTACCTGTTGTGGAAAAACATTTCTTGAATATAGAACAGGCTAAAGAGCTACAAGATAAGTTATCAAAACAAGATGATTTACAATTAGAGGTTTATATAAATTTTGCTCTATCAACTGCTGGTAGAGTTACAGCCACAAGTAATTTAAGATGGGATAATATAGACTTTGATAATAGAGTATGTGAAAATATTAAAGAAAAAGGTGGAAAAATAGTAGATTTTTATTTTAGTAAGAAAGTAAAAGATTTATTATTAAGGCTTAAAGAAGTTAGAAAAAAAGAAGATATAGTAAATGATTATGTTTTCTTAGTTAAATATGATAAAGAATATCATAAGGCTACATCTAATGTATTAAGAAGTTGGGCTAAGAAAGCTGGTAAATTAATAGATATAGATAACTTAGCTCCCCATTCATTAAGAAGAAGTTTTGCAACTATAGCTAAAGCGAATAATTTACCACTTGAAGATATATCAACTATCCTCAATCACGAATCCACTGATACAACTAAGATTTATATAAAAGAAGACAAAGGCAAAATTTCTAAGTCTAAAGATATGATAGGTTTATAAATATATATAAAATAGAAAGGAAGTGATATCATGGCATGTAAAGGTCGTAAAAAAGGTAAGAAAAAGAGATAGATAAATAATAAAGCCCTCTAGGGATTACTCTTAATTGAGTTTTCTTTAGAGGGCTTTATTTTTTTATATATGTTTATATAAATTTATAATTATGTATAATGCTAAACCACTTAAAATACTTTTCAAAAAAAATGATTTTATTTGAAATTTTTTAAATAAAACATCAGAAACATAAAATACAGCACATGCTATAAAAAAAATATAAAAATTCATTATTGATTCCAAACTTTTATAAGAGCATATTTATAATTATATTTTCCAACTTTTATTTTATCAAATCTAAAAACCTTTCCTGATGTTACTGTATTGTTAGCATATTGTACTATTAATCCAACAATTAAACTTCCCGCTCCAGCAGATACAGTAGATATAATCCAACCTAAAGCTGATGCTCCAACAGTTGCAGCTAAAAGAATAGTATTTTTAGAGACATAAATATTGTATCCTGTTTTAGTTCTAACAATTTTGTTAACACCATTAGATGCTCTACTCCTAACGATACTCATATCAACATCATAGCCCATATCTTTTGCAGCCTGATAAATTTCTAAATCGGTAAATGTTATTTCTTCTCCTACTTTTAATTTTTCATCATCATTAGAATCAAATGTAAGTTCATTAGTCTTTTCATATTGATAGCTAGAATCTATAGTCTCCATGGCATGTGCAGTTGATGCAAATGGTACAGTCAACATAGTTGTTATCATTGTAATCGCTAAAATCTTATTCATTTTTTTATTTTTCATAAGTTCCTCCTAAAAATTAATAGTTTGGTAATTCAAATCTCACCTTAACTCATATAACAATATAAGGATTAAATTTTTAGATAAATTTTTAACATATAATTCTAGCTAGACAATTAAATATTATTTATTCATTAACTCTTGTCAATTTAATATGTATAACAATATATTAAATTTATTTTAATTAGGTACCTATCTCCATTCTACTCCGATAGTATAAAATATACAAGAAATCATTCATTAATAATTCTTAAGTAGTAATAAACTAATCTTAATTATATATAAAGTTTTATTAAGTATATATATGAAAGGATAACTATATTAAAGTATTAAAAAAATAAATATAATAAAAACATGTGAATATAAAATTATATCAATAATTTTATTTATAGCTTATCTGTATTAGCCAATTATAATTTAGAATGTACCTAATTTATTATTTCTTAAATTTAGATTTAATAACAAAGCTCTTTAAAGAAAACTCAATTAAGAGTAACCCCTAGAGAATTTCTTATTTTATATATATAGCATATATTTAGTAATATTATATGCTTTATAAGTATATTATTGACATGTATAACATATCATTAAGATAAATAAACTAATATAATCTAATAAGGAATGATAAAAATGTTAGAAGATGAAATATATAATATAATTGGTAAAAGAATAAGAAATTATAGAAGAAAAGCAGGGTATAATCAAAATACATTAGCAAAAAAGGCTGGTTTGTTTCCTGCTTATATTGGTCAAATTGAAAGAGGTGAAAGTAAAGCATCACTTCGTTCAATTTTTAAAATTGCAAATGCATTAGAGATACCTTTAGAAGTTTTATTTGAAAATATTATACAGAATGAAAATGATGTTGAAACTCTTTCGTCTGAAGCCTATGAGTTAATTGATAGTTTAACAGTAAAAGAACAAAAAGCGATAATTAGATTGATAAAAGAAATAATTGAATATCGAAAATTTGAAGAATAAAAATTTAATAAAGAAGATGTCTTAAGATTGAGACATCTTCTTTTACTTTATGTTAATATATACTTATAACATATATTTTATTATTTTAATGTCTATATATGTTGATATTTTAATTGCAGAAAGGAATGTACATATCCATGCAAAAAATACCACAAGCTGAATTAAAAGTTATGAAATTCATATGGAATAAGAATGATATAGTAACATCAAAAGAAGTTATGGAAGCTATGGAATCAGAATATAACTGGAAGGCGACAACTACACTAACTCTTCTTTCAAGACTCACTATTAAACGTTTTTTAGATTCTGAGAGGATAAAAAGAATTACACATTATACAATACTTATTACAAAAGAAGAATATAAAATATTTGAAACAAAGAGATTTTTAGAAGAAGTACATTCTAATTCTATAGAAAGCTTAATTAGTTCTTTAGAGGATTGTTATAAGAATAAATAAAGAAGTGAACTTTTATTATATACAAAAAGTTTTCGTAACGATATAATTAATACAATTTATTCTTATATATATAAGAAAATATACATAGAGAGTTGACAACTAAAATAATATACACTATCATTCATAGTATAAAAGGATGGGAGGATTTTACAATATAAAATTCAAAAGAAAAGCATTAACCTTAGCTATAATATCTTCTATTGTCATGTCTAGCACATTATTAGTTTCAGCTAAAGAACTAAAATTTAGACCTCCAGCTCATAGAATACAAGGAGCAAATAAGTATGAAACAGCAGGTTTAATAGCAGACAGAAGAAAATACACCCAAGCAATAATTATAAACACAGATAAAAGTCTTGCAGATGGGTTGAGTGCTAGTGGTTTAGCTGGAGCTTCTAACTCGCCAATATTACTTACTAAACAAAATTCTATACCAAATTCTACTCTTAAAAGATTAGATAAATTTAAAAAAATCTATTTAATAGGTGGAGTTAATTCTATAAGCAAAAATGTAGAAAATATACTAAAAAACAAAAAAATAAAGGTTATTAGGATAGAAGGAAAAGACAGAATAGACACAAGTTATAATGTTGCAAAAGAAATAAGCAGTCTAAAAAAGGTTGATGAAGTATATCTTACAAATGCTTACCAAGGAGAGGCTGATTCTATAAGTATATCTCCAGTTGCTGCTAAATATAAAAATCCAGTTGTATTAACAAATGGAAAGAATATACCATTTAAAACAGATGGGGTAAAAACATATGCTATTGGAGGAACAGCATCAATAAACGACTCTTTAGTGAACAGTACGAAAGCAACTAGAATTGGTGGTGTTGACAGACTTGACACTAATGAAAAAATAATTAAGCATTTTTATAAAGATGAATTAAAACATCCAAATCAAATATGTATTGTAAGTTCTGATAATTTAATAGATGCACTATTATCTTCTACAATACACAAAGAATATCCTGTATTTTTAGTAAATGAAACTAATGACAAATCATTAGTTACTAGTGCTAATTTCCCAATAATAATAGGTGATATAAAAAATGAAATTTTAGACCAATGCTTAACTCCAGATTATATGTTAACTGGTAATACTAAAAGAAGTGACATCTCAAAAGCTTTAGATGCTATATATAAAGCAAAAGGTTCAAAAGCACATGAATATTGTTATACATATAATTATGGTAACTCAAGATATAAAAAAGCTGAAAATATAGATTTTCCACACTATGAGTTTGAAATAATCAGTGTTAAAAATGTTAAACAAGATGAATCTAGCACTGATGGTTCTGATACTTATACTGATAAAGAAGATAGCATTAAAACAGTAGGAACTCTAATTGTAAATTCTGAAACATTAGAAGTATATGAGTATAGTTTTGATACACAAAAGTTAACTAAAATATAATCAATTATAAAATAAGGCTCTTTAGTTAATATTGAAAAGAGTCTTATTTTTGTATGTTAGAGTTGATTAAAGAAATTATATTAAAATCAAAATTTCAATTATTCTTTAAATTCCCATTTAAGGAATAGTATATATAAAACATAAAACCTATTAAAAGTACTCTCTTTCATAGTATATAATTAAAAATAAGTTGTTTTGTACATTATGATTTCTTATATTTAATGGTATAATAAGGTTAAATATAAGAATGTTGAAAGGAATGATATTATGAAATTGCCTGAATTAGAGATTAATATAAGTATATCAATACCAATTTTTTTAGTTATCTCTTATTTGGCTATAGTTTCTATAGTAATGCTAGGGATATCAGCTTTAAATAACTTTACTAATATAACGTCAGTACCTATAAATGCTTTAGGTTCAACAGTTGGATTTGTTATATTTCAACTTTTAGTTAGTTTTTTTGAAAATAGAAAAATTATAGATTAAACATTATTTACATGAAATTTTGTTTTAATATTCTTAATTTGTGGTATAATAAAAGCAAGGAAACATATTTTACT